TGGATGGAGCTCTTTTCAATTAGAATACAGCGCACTTTTCAATTAGTATCTACAAAACAGAAGTTTTTTGATGAAATTTTAGCCAGTAAGAAAACACAAGAGTTTAGAGAGATCCGGCCTAACACTTCTCAAAGATATGTCCGGTATAAAGTTGGTGACAAAGAGTACAAGCATTTTGAAGAAGTGCCAGAAGATCAAGAACCAGAAGTGGTGCCGGTTGAATACGATGCAATTAAGTTTCTCACAGGTGAGTATAAAGGCACACGTCCATTTGCGATCGTAGAAGTAAAAGGCGCAAAAGTAGAAATCTTGACAGACGAAGATGGCAACGAAATTCCTTACGAACTCGATGGCGTTGAATACGTAATGGCTCAGATCGTTTATGATCTGGGTAAGGTATTAGAAAAATCCAATGTTTAATCATTAATAATTTTGCTGAGTCGGTAGAAGAACTAACAGAACAGGTTTTGCGACCTCTAATTATAGAGGCGGCCGTAGAGGTTTGACGGTACCAGGAACAAACAGAGTTTCTCAAGGTGGTAGATTCATTACAAGAAACCAACAGTACAGAAATGTGCGTGCTGGTTTAGGCATGAGTTCAGGATGACCTTGCTTGAGAGAACATATAGGACGATAGACCTCGTTAGAGTAAAATCTAATGAGGCTATCGTTTTTTGTTCTCTAGGTAAGGACAGTCTTGTATTACTGGATCTTCTTTATCCAAGGTTTGAAAGGGTAGTATGTGTTTTCATGTACTTTGTCCCAGGATTGGAACATATCGAACGCTGGGTGAACTGGGTTAAGGCCAGATATCCAAAAGTAGAGTTTATACAGATTCCACACTGGAATTTGACCTATATTCTTCGATCAGGCATGTACTGTGTCCCTAATCCAAAGATAAAGCTGTTGAAGCTGGCAGATGTAGATAATGCTATGCGTTTAAAGTTCGGCATTGATTACGTGTTTTATGGGATGAAGAAAGCTGACAGTATGAACCGTAGGCTGATGCTGAATACTTATCCTGATTATGAGAATGCAGGTAAAGTTTATCCTTTGGCCGACTGGACACAGAAAGAGGTTCTAACCTACATGAGGCAAAAAGGACTTCCCGAGCCGATCCGGTATTCAAGTAAGGCTTCGGGCGGTATCGGGTTCAATCTTGACTGCTTTTTGTGGCTTCGGGAGAATTTTCCAGGAGATTTGAAAAAGATTATCAAAGCATTTCCTATGAGTGAAAGAATTTTATTTGAATATGACAATGGAATTAAGCAAATACATAAAGAGTGAATCAATTGAACTAAGCCGTTCGGCTATTCGCTTCGCAGACTATAATCCTCGCAAGTTGTCGGACGAATCTCGTAAGACTCTGAAGCGTGGAATTAAGAAATTTGGTTTGGTTGGTGGTATTGTCGTGAACAAGCGTACCGGTTTGACTGTGGTCAGCGGGCACCAGCGTCTGTCTGTTATGGACGATTTGCAGAAGTTTCCCGATAACGACTACCGTATTCGTGTGGATGTGATCGACGTGGACGAAAAACAGGAGAAAGAACTCAATATTTTGATGAATAACCCTAATGCGCAAGGTACTTGGGATTTCGATGCTCTTGCTCGGATTGTTCCCGATATTGACTGGAAAGACGCAGGTTTGACCGATGCTGACCTAAACATGATTGGCGTTGATTACCTTTTGCAGACAGAAGAGGAAAGCTCTATTGCAGACGCTCTGTCTGATATGATGGCACCCGTCACCGAACAGAAAGAAGCTGATAAAGCCGCCAAGCAGTTGGAACGTGCCGAAAAGGTTGCCCACACGAAAGATGTCAAACAACAGGTAAAGGAGAATGCACAGAAGCAAGCCGAGAACATGGATGCTTATGTGATGCTCTCCTTTGATACCTTTGAGGCGAAAGCTGCTTTCATGGCAAGATTTGGATATGATCCGGATATGAAGTTTGTAAAAGGAGAAGTATTCTCCGATCAAATAGAAAGGATAGATTGATATGGCAGTAAAATTCAAGCATAAAGAAACAGGATTATTTTTCTGCAAAGCTAAAGGTTTATCTACTGACAAATCATATGGAGAATACAAAAGCCGTGAGCGTTTCTTGAACAGGCATTTATCGAAGCGTGGGCGCATTTATGAATCAGCCACTGAAAAACAGAAAGCCGATTGGATAGGTGAGATGTATGCAGGTGAATTTGAAATAGTGGAGGTGTGATATGACAAATAGTGAATCTCAAAATACAAATAGTCGTGGAGGAAGAAAGCCTAAGTTTGATTATACAAGCGAGGATTTTCTTTCTCTCGTAGAATCGTATGCAAAAAAGGGGTTCACCGATAAAGAAATAGCCTTTGCCGTAGGATTAGCACCTCAAACATTTTGCGAGAAGAAAAGCCAGTACTCTGAATTAAGCGAAGTATTAACGCGCGGGCGGGCGACCATAACGGCAACAGTCCGGGCAAAGTTCCTTGCTATGGCCTTAGGGGGTGTTAAGACAAAAAGTACCACCATACGAAAGATAAAGGATAAGGACGGGAATCTAACAGGTGAAGAAGAAGTTCAAACAGTAGAAGGCGAACTGGCTCCCAGTTTGCAAGCACAGTCGGTTTGGCTCTACCATTACGATGAAGACTGGAGAAAGGTTGAACGCAAGCAGGATGAAGAAACTGACATTCCTACCGACATAAACCACGGTATCAGTATTGATTCCTGGATTAAAGACAAACTGAAATGATAGAACCCCAGGCGACATATCACCCCCTGTACACCGATACGGACAAATTCATAATCCTTGTCACTGGTGGCCGCGGCTCCGGTAAATCTTTCAACGCTTCAACCTTCATCGAACGGCTGACCTTTGAACTGACAGAAGCCGAGAAGATAGTTCATCAGATACTCTATACTCGATATACGATGGTTTCTGCCGGTATGTCTATTATTCCGGAAATGATGGAGAAAATAGAGTTAGACGGAACAACCAAGTATTTCAAGACTACCAAGACGGATATAGTCAACAAAATGACTAAGAGCCGTATCATGTTCCGAGGCATCAAGACTTCGTCAGGAAACCAAACAGCGAAACTGAAATCTATCCAGGGTATCACTACTTTCGTCTGCGATGAAGCGGAAGAGTGGACAAACGAAGAAGAATTCGACAAGATAATGCTCTCCATCCGTAAGAAAGGGATTCAGAACCGGATTGTCATCATAATGAACCCTTGTGATTCCAATCACTTTATCTATAAGAAATACATTGAGAACACTCACAAGCTGGTAGAGATTGACGGTGTGCAAGTTCAGGTCTCCACACATCCGAATGTGCTTCACATTCATACAACCTACCTGGATAACCTGGATAATCTTTCCCCGGAGTTTCTGAAGGAGGTAGAGGATATGAAAGTGAACAACCCTGAAAAGTATGCTCATGTGGTTATCGGCCGGTGGGCTGACGTTGCGGAAGGTGCAGTGTTCAAGAAATGGGGTATTGTGAAAGAGTTTCCGCAATGGTGCAAAAAGGTTGGTATCGGTCAAGACTTCGGATATACAAACGATCCTTCAGCATCTGTTCGGTGTGGTATCGTGGACAATGCTTTATACTTGGATGAACTATGTTATCAGACGGGAATGTTGTCTTCCAGTATAACCAAAATTCTTAAGCCGTGGGGATTGAAGGTTATGGCGGACTCTGCTGATCCTCGTTTGATCCAGGAGATAAAGAACGGTGGTGTGAACATCTACCCAGTAGATAAGTACCCGGGTTCTATCAATGCAGGTATCGATAAGATGAAGGATATGGAATTATTCGTTACTGAACGCTCATACAATCTCATAAACGAACTTAGAAACTATGTCTGGGATAAAGATAAAGACGATAACTATATCAATACTCCTGTTGACAAAGACAATCACCTGATAGATGCGGCTCGTTATTATGTATTGGGTATGCTTCTAGGCAAGATATTGAAACCAAAAGATAATTCTGGAGTATTTGCACATTAAAAATAAGCGTATGAAAACATTAGAAGAAATATTATCACTCGAAGATGTAGAACGTAAAATCTACTATCTAAAGAAAGGTCGGAAAACTCAGCTTCCGGATCGGGAAAAACTCTATGCTGACTGGGATCCGAATAAGCATGAAATATTCGATAAAGAGAAATATCCCCAGATCGAAATCACCATTGAGCAAGAGAGAACAGAATATGATGAAAAGAGTGGTAAGTCCGCTACTATTCCTGCCAAGAAAAAGAAGGTAGACCCGAATAGGATTGCCCTTCCTCTTGAACAGGATATCGTAAACATCCAAACGGCTTTCACAGTCGGCACCGAACCAAAGATGGATTGTACCCCGGATGAATCAGAGAAAGGTCTCTTTGAGGCTTTGAAACAGGTCTTGAAGAAGAACAAAATCAAATATCAGAACCGGAAGATTGTTCGTGCCTGGCTTTCAGAACAGGAGTGTGCCGAATATTGGTACGTGACAAAAGACGATGGCTTCTGGGCTAAGTTGAAAGCGAAAGTCGCTAATCTGTTTGGCAAGTCCATGCCTCAGTATAAATTACGTAGTGTCCTGTGGTCTCCGTTTCGAGGGGATAAGCTATACCCGTTCTTGGATGATAGCGGTGATATGGTAGCCTTCTCCCGCGAGTACAAGAAGAAAGACCTGGACGATCACGAAATCACTTGCTTTATGACTGTAACGAAGGACATGGTTTATCAATGGGAATTAGACAAAGGCTGGCAATTGGTTTCATCATTCAAGCATGGATTCAAGAAACTTCCAGTGATATACAGCTACCGTTCGGAAGCATATTGCGATAAGATACATACTATCCGCGTGCGTTTGGAAAAGCTGTTATCAAGCTATGCCGATTGTATCGACTATCATTTCTTCCCGATCCTAAAGCTGTTTGGTGACGTAGAAAAGATGTCCGGTGAGTTCAGAAACCGTGTCGTACAACTGACAGGAGAGGGGGCAGACGCATCTTATTTGACCTGGAATCAGGCAAGTGATCCGGTTAAAGTTGAATTTGAGAACCACTTCAATCAAGCCTATGCACTTACCAATACTCCGCGTATCTCATTTGAAAACTTGAAAGGAACCGGCAATGCTTTATCTGGCGAAGCTTTTCGATATGTTTTCATGGGCGCTCACATGGCGGTTGAAAATCACTCTGAAGAAATAGGTAGCTTTATGCAACGTCGGGTAAACTTCCTTGTGTCTGCATTAGGCTCCATCAATACGAATTTCGAGAAGGCGTCCGAAACGATTGACGTCGATGTAGAAATTGTTCCATACATGATTGATAACGTTTCTGACAAGGTGTCTACTGCTGTCTCCGCTGTGAATGGCGGCATATGGTCACGACGAGAAGGCATCATATTCGCCGGTAACATGGATCGCATCGACGAAGAACTCAAAGAAATAGAGGAAGAACAAGTTGCTCGGAAAAATGAAATCTTAAAAACAGAACATAAAAACGCTTCTTAGTTAGAAAAAATACGGGGTTTATAATTTAGTTATTTAAAAATAGAACAGTTGGCGGTTGCTCCGGTGGGGTAGCCGCTATTTTTTTAGTGAATATTCTGTTGTTTTATTTGTTTAGTGGTACTAAATCTAGTACCTTTGTCGAAAAGATAAATGAAATGGGGTCAAAAGAAAAGTTGATAGAAAGGTTTCTTGCGCAGCCAAAAGATTTCACCTACGATGAAGTTGTTCGGCTTTTTGGAATTTTTGGGTACTCTGAGGGACATAAGGGTTCTACGTCTGGATCACGTGTTGAGTTTATCAGTCAAAATGGGCAAGATTCATATTTCATGCACAAGCCGCACCCATCAAACATCATAAAGGGATATGTGATGAAACAGTTGCTTGTATATGTTCGTGACAACAACCTAATAGAAAAATATAAACAAAATAAATTATAAACTTATGGGACAGTTGAGATACAAAGGTTATGTAGGCAGTGTTGAATACAGCGAGGAAGATAACTGCCTGTTTGGTAAAGTACAAGGACTGGATAAGGGGACACTAATTCTTTACGAAGGTAATACCGTCGACGAGTTGAAGGCTGACTTCGAGGAGGCAATAGAAAGCTATTTGGAGAGTTGTAAAGATCGTGGAGTAGAACCTAAAAAGTCTTATAGTGGAAGGCTTAATTTAAGAATGACTTCTGAGCTACATTCGCGTGTAGCTGCGTTTGCTGCTAATACAGGAGTGACAATAAATGACTTTATTAATAAAGCATTGGAGAACCAATTAAAAGCAGCACATCAATGATAGATGTTAGAGAATTAAGAATAGGAAATTACTTATTCATGAGGGAGAATATTGTTGCTATTGGTGGAATACCAAATCGTATGTGTCTTCTTATCCCTGGACAAGAATATGCGGTTGATTTAGAACAATTTGAACCAATAACTCTTACGGAAGAACTCCTTTTAAAGTGTGGATTTGAAAAACATACATGGGGAATTGTCACTTATTATAGTCCCTTGTTTGAGTTGGGCGCAGATTTCCATTTGAAGGGCGTCGATTACAATATACAAGTGAAATCCCTCCACCAACTTCAAAACCTGTATTTTGATTTGGGAGGCCAAGAATTAGAAGTAAACCTGTAAACATCTATCTTGCTATATTTAGGCGTGATTCCTTCCGGTTTCGCGCCTTTTTTATTTACTTTCCCACAATCGCCCGATTGTGGTTTACTACCTTCCTTAATATTTCCTTCCAATAAGTAAGCTATCTACTTTTATACCAAAGATTTTAAACGAAAATTCATACGGTATGAAAGAAAAGATTTTAGCATTACTCAAAACCAAATTCCCTGGGGTTGATGAAGCTACTTTGATCCGGATCGCAGAAAAGAAAGCGACCGGTGTAACGGATGAAAGCCAAGTACAGCCAATTGCGGATGGAGTAAGCTTTCAAGACGTGTTAAATTCCTATGGTGATTTCCGGGCTAATGGTGCAGTTTCTTCCGCAGTAACCAACTACGAGAAGAAACACAATCTGAAGGACGGTAAACCAATCGAGAACCCCAATCCTAACCCAGAAGAAAAGAAAGAAGATGTTCCTGTATGGGCGCAAGCATTGATTGATTCTAATAAGAATCTTTCGACTGAACTTTTGGCTTTAAAGCAAGAAAAGTTACAGGCTACCCGTCAAGAACAGATTTTGTCAAAGGCAAAGGAGTACGGTATTCCCGAAACACTTGTTCCCATGTTGAAAGTTACGGATGATGCGGACTTAGATGTTTTTATGAAGGACGCAAAGCAGACTTTCGTTAATGCGGGATTAGCAGAAGTGAAAAGCCCTGAAATAGGAGGAGATAACAAGACCGAAAGTGAAGCTATTGCCGGTATGATTTCGGAGGGTACAAAAACGATTGTTGAACAAAACAAAAATTAATTATGGCAGCAGGTACACATTATGATGTAACTCCGCAGTACGAACCGCAGGAGTTTTACCGTGTTGAAACTGGCGTTAGAAAGAGCGGCCCCTGGAAGTTGGACATTACCAATTTGCTTGTCGGTTCTTTCTTGCCTGTGTTCACCCCGGTTCAGGCTGATTTGGTAAAGCGCACACTGGTTCCGGTTCGCAACGTGAGAGTTGTAGAAGCCTACACTACTGGATCAGATGCTTTATCCATTAAAATTGCAAAGAAATCGCTGGCTTATGTCGGTATGTTTATTGGAAGTGGCAAGAAAGGAGCGAAGGTAACCGCTATCGACAAGACCAATAAGAACTATGACGTTCTGACCATCGAAGCCGCTTTTGGGGAGAATATCGCAAAGGATGCCGTTCTGTTTGAAGCGACCGCAGTAGGAGGCACAGCAAAGAAGAATACAGCAAACTTCGTTCTCTACGATGCGAAGAAAGTTGAAAGCGATGGCGCTGTTCTTTGTACTCTCCTGATGCAGGCCTATGAAGTGAAGGAAAGTAAGCTAATCCTTCCGATCCATGACCTGGATAAAGTCGGATTGACAAGCCGTTTCCAGTTTGAGTATTAATCATTAAAAGTTTAGATATGAATTTGACCATACAAACTTTATTTACAGATCCTAACATCGTCAAGGCGGTGATTGATCGTGTGCTCCAATTGAGATTGGATACAATCTACTGGAAGCAATACGGTGATTTCTTGGAAACTAAACAGCGTGTTTTCAAGACGTATATGGGGACGGTTACAGGTGTTGTTGCCGGTTCTATTCTTGGCAAGAATGACCAGAAGCCGTTGAGAGAAAGACGTAACCTCGGAAGCGGTTATACTGAAATCGCTTACCTGGGTGACCGTTACCAAATGGATATTGAACGCCTGTCGCAGTTGCAGGATATCATTGACAAGTTCAATGCTGCTAACACTGCCGACCAGCGTACAATTTTGCAGGAAATTATAGACTTTATCGTTGATGATTATCGTCAGATCCTGCTTGCTCCGCACAAGCGTATGGATATCGTTGTTCCAGAGTTGATGATGACTGGAAAGTCTGTCGTTTACATGGCGGATAACAAAGAAAACATTGAACTGCTTGACATTGAGTTGCCGTTCCACTTTCTTACTCCGGAAGCCGCGGTAAAAAATATGTTTATCTCTTACTTGCAGCAGGAGATTCAGAAACTTAAAGCCAAATACGGTGTGTTCTCTAAGATGATTATGTCTCGGGGAACATTTATGAAGAACATCGTAGGGGCTTCCGAGTTCGGTGACAAGTTCAAGATGATTCTTGGCGAGCGTGAGTTCATGGTTAATGCAGGGTTGGTGACTGACCAGATGGCCTCCAGTGTTTTTACAGGCATCGGACTTCCAGCGATCGAGATTAAGGAGGATTACGTAGAGAATCAGGCGGGCGAGAACGTGCAGATTTATGCTGATAACCGTATTACCCTGTTGCAAACAGACAAGGTGATGAAGATGCGCCACCATAAGCCGTATGTTATGACCGATCCGGTTCCGGGACGTTCTTATAATACCGCTGAAGGTCAGATGTCGGTATGCAACTATCGTGACGAAGAAGGTCGATACATGGAGTACACTGCTGAGTGGATTCCTGAGTTTACTTCTCCGAATAAGATTGTGAATTTCGATTTATCAACCATGAACGCTATCCCGGAGGGATAAGGAGGATTCTATGAAGATTAAAGTGATTGATATTTTCTGCGACAAGTTTACTGGCGAAGTGTATAATCCAGGTACAATCCTCGATTTTGAAGACGAAGCCCGTGTGAAAGATCTTTCGGATCGCAAACTTGCCGAAGTTATTGAAGAGAAGAAAGCCTCTAAGGGGATTGTTCTCTTCGAGCAGGAGTTTGAAAAGAAAGACGTTGTAGAAGCATTGAAGTCTATCGGTGTTTCTGTAACTGCAAATATGAGAGAGGGAACACTTCTTTCTAAAGCAGGCGAACTGGATGAAGAAAAGACTTCTGCTTTGAAAGAAGCATTAGGTATCGAATAAAAAGGATAGGGTAGTATCTTTCCCTTCCATTGTTTAATTTTATAAATCAGTAAAGAGATGAAGAATTTTATTTTTGCCATGTGTGGCTTTTTGATGATGTCCTTAGTTTCGTTGGGCGTACAGGCATCAAGTTTTAGCGAACCTATTTTGCCAAAATCAGATGTCGTGATGGTTGATGTTGGTCTGCCGATGATTCAGAACGAGGTCGTTAAAATCGTTCCTATGGATTACTTGGTGTTAACAGCCCCGCAACCTGTATTTGTTATTGCTGAAAGTCCGGCTATTCAAAGCAAGCTGGTTACTGTTCCTAAATGTCCGTTCCGATACGTATATAAATTGAAGCATTGTACGCATTATAGTTACACTGCATATAGTAGATTGATTACACCATACTAAGATGACGGTAAACGACTACATACAGCAGAAGTTTCAGACATTCGGCATTCAGGTGTCGGAGGCTGACCTTTTGGATATGTGTCTTACCTCGAAGATAAGCGGAGAGGATGAGATGAATGAGGATTGCCAAACGCGGGTGTCGGTGGCGATTGCGAAGTTCATCCCCTCTCTTTTACTTCGTGCCACTTCAATCGGAGAAAGTGGTTTCTCTATGTCTTGGAACATTCAGGGCGTTAAGGACTATTATTCTTTCCTATGTAAACAGTACGGATTGAAAGACGAATTGAGTAACAAACCCAAATGTACCTTCTTATGATATTCGCTCCACACATATTGCAAGTAAAGGTAATCACCCCGATGGATAAGGATGAGTTCGGCAGACCCATTCCCGGTACCGGTGGTGAAAGCTGGCAAGATGTATGCATGTGCCGATGTGATGATAACACTACGAAAGAGTTTTCTTCTGACAATGGCTCTGTATACCGTCCTAATTTCCATGTAGTGTGTGAGAAAAGAATCACCGTCAAGACAGGCGATGAAATCCGTTGCATGGATGGTGAGAACGTGAGAGGTCAAGGTGAGATTTACACGGTGAAGAATACCAATTTCTTTAACTACTCGGAGTTATGGATGTAAGATGTGATGCTGATTTTTCTGATGTTGACCAATTCCTTAAAGACGGGGAATGGGAAGTCGAGAAGAAGATGATTGATGTGGGCGATGAAGCCGTTAAGTATGCAGAGGAACATGGCTATTATCAAGATCGTACACTGACTTTGAGAACATCCAATGATTACGATGTTGATAAAGACGGTTTGACACTAAAAAACGAAGCGGAATATGCTTCATTCGTGGAATCTAAGGGATATGATGTTTTGAGTAGTGCTGCTTTATATGCGGACAAACGATTAAAAGAAGAATTTGAATGATGAAGAAGTATATAGAAACAAAATTAGTTCAAGCCATACCTGCAATTCGCAAAGGTGGTAAAGTGTATCTGCCAACAGATGCCATTCCAAGAACTATGGATAAGGTCGAGGAAGGATATAAGGTTATATATGAAGATGGCTATGAAAGCTGGTCGCCTAAAGAGGTGTTTGAAAAGGCATACAAGTTGGCGGATTCCTTCAAAGACCGTTTGATTATTGAACAGAAAGATTTGGCTGAAAAGTTAAGTAAACTGTGTGCTTTCGTAGACTCTCCTAAGTTTGAAGAAACAGTAAAAGACGTACATCAAAGAGATTTGCTTGTGATGCAGCGTTTTCATATGGGTGAGTATCTGAACATTCTCAACCAACGTATTCAATCTTTGGAATGATAGTAACCACCGACATAGGAAACATTCTCTACCGGGATTGCAAGGCTTTCGGAATAGACATAGTGCCTGCTGGGGAAACTCTGACAGGTGAATTGAAGTCTGAAAGGATTGTCATCCACACGAAGAAGCAACAGCCGGGGACTTATTGGAGAAAGTCTTTCGCGGAAGTGAATCTTTGCGTGCCCGATTTAAGCGAGAATGAAGCGAACACCATCCGTTTGAATGAACTCGAAAGAGAAGCAAACAAACGATTTGATGATGTGGTAAGCGCCTATGACGGCACGACCTATCGTTACTCCATTGATTCTACTGGTACAGAAGCGGACACTGCTTTGAAGTGTCATTATGTGAATGTGAGAATTTTATTTGAAGTATTGAATGTAAAATAATAAGATTATGATTTCAGCAGTAGGAATTAAAAAAATCTTGTATGCCGACACAAGTGTAGTTACGGCAGACATTACTCCCGAAATTGCAAAGATTTTGATTCAGGCGGCTATTACCGCTAAGAATGAAGTACAGAATGTGCATGGGGAAACGTGGCAGATTGAAGAATCGGAAGCCTCCGTTACTGGTCACAAGAATCAGTTGAACGGTCAGAATTATCGCTATGATACTACCCCTGGTGACATTACGCCTTCTTTTTCGATTGGACAATACGATTGGAAAACGAAAGCCGATATGATGGGTGGCGAAGCGGTCAAAAAAGGCGGAAGTGGTGCAGATAAAGATGAAGTGGTAGGATGGAAACGTCCGACAGGCAAAGTCGTTATTAACAAGGCTCTTTTCTGCCTCACAGACGATCATGTTTGGTTTATCTTCCCTAATGCGCAGATCGTCGCCCGTGAATCGAATACAGACAAGGCGATTGCCATAGCTGTCAAAGGATTAGTGCAGACATCTAAAGTCGCAGGCGTTTCTTCTGAATACAACTATGAAGAAAGCGCGGTTGGCTCCTTGGTTGCAGAAGGTTAATAGGTAAAATAGATTTAATAAAAACTAAGGGTGGGAGTGGCTTGGTTCACCTTCACCCTTTTTAATTCTAAGAGTTTATGAATCAAGCAGCAGAATTGGTGTCAGGTAGCCTGTTAGGTGAAAGTGTGGCTACGATAATCATTGGAAGGAAAGTATACACCGTCAATCCTCCAGTAATAAAAGTTATTTGCCGCGCTTGCTCGGCTTTTGCAAAGATCAGGCTAGAAGGAGATTATACAAAGTTAAGTGTGATTGGAGAAATACCGTGTAATGCTCCGCATATAATCAAAGGACTTTCTGCTTTGATCGTAGGTGATGTTAAGCATTGGAGGTGGAAGGCTTATAAGGTAAGCCGATATCTACAATCAGCCACGAATAAAGAGTTGAACGAAGCCTGGGAGACTATTTATCCATTAATTGGTGGTGAGGATTTTTTCGCTTATGCGTTTTCCATGAAGAACGCCGTAAAAATGATAGCGAAGGAAAAGTTGTAGGAAACGAGACTATGCTAGGGCAGATCGCTTCGTTCATGGAAGAGCTTCACCTGTCATACAGAGAGGTCTTTGAGGTGATACCCTATCGGAATCTAATCATCATGCAGAAAGATAAACTACATGAGGCCCATGGAGAATTGGTCAAAAAAATATCAGGGAAAGAATTAGCTACAAAGAGAAGAAAGAAATGAGTAAACTATATTTCAAAGTAGGTAGTGACTGGCAAGAGGTTGTTCGTCTTCGTAATGAGATAACCAAGTTGGAAGCACAGATAAAGTCTATGGATGCAAATAAGGCTCCACAGGCTGTTGTTGTGCTTAATACCCAGATGCAACAGGCGAAACAACAGATGCAGGGAATGATAACCGAAGCGGCCAAAGCCGGAGCTGTGATGGAGAATGATTTTAAGCAGAAAATATTTCAAGCCTCACAGGGTTTAAATGGCTTTACCGAGAAGATTATTGCTCAAAAAACAGTAGTTAAAAACGTAGAAGCTGATGTTATACGTTTGGGTGAAGCCTATCGTTCTGCCTTGAAGAATAATCCTTTATCCGCTAATAGTAAGCTCTCCGAATATACATCTGCAAAGAAAACACTTAATGAAGAAAAAGCGGCATTGTTCGGGCTAACTCAGGAACAGGCTAATGCTCGATTGTCTGTTAAAAAACTTCGAGACGAATACGCTTTATTTAAAGACGATTCTCAAAAGATTGTTACCGTAAATGAGGGTGTGGGTGTATCATTTAAAAAGATACTGGCCGGCATCGGTGGAGTGGCGGCAATTAAACATTTGGGATCGGAGATTATCAATATTCGGGGACAATTCAGGTCAATGGAGATTTCTTTGAATACTATGATTGGAGAAACAAAAGCGAAACCTCTTTTGACTGATATTAAGCAATACGCGGCTCTATCTCCACTTCAGTTGAAAGATGTATCTTCTGCTACCGAAATGATGATCGGCTTCAATATAGAAGCAGAGAAAACTCCGCGCTTCATCCGTGCGATCGGCGATATCTCCCGGGGCGAATCACAGAAGTTCAATTCTCTTACTTTGGCCTTTTCTCAGATGTCGGCTGCCGGTAAATTGATGGGGCAGGATCTTAACCAAATGATTAACGCAGGATTTAACCCGTTGCAGATTATCTCAGAAAAGACTGGCAAGTCCATAGCTCAGTTAAAAGATGAAATGTCAAAAGGAGCAATCTCTGCTGAAATGGTGCAACAAGCATTTATTGATGTCACATCAGAGGGAGGAAAATTCTACAAGATGTCGGAAAACGCCAGTAAAGAAATGGCGGGTCAGATGTCTATGCTTCAAGATGCTATTGATAGTGTGTTCAATGAAATAGGTCAAAACAATGAGGGCGCTATTGTCAAGGGTATTCAGATGACAACCAAGCTTGTAGAAAACTATGAGACAGTTGGACGGGTATTAACAGGACTGGTTGGTGTTTATGGAACTTATCGGACAGCATTGATTCTTAACGCTGTTGTTGAACAAGGATTTAATAAGGCTATTTGGGCGAATGTTTCAGCCACAAAGGCTTATACTGCAGCACAGGTCTTATTGCAAAAAGTTCTTAAACTTAACCCATATATTGCCATTGGATCCGCTGTTGTTTCTCTAGGCCTCGCATTTTGGGCGTTAGCAGATCATACAACAGCCGCAGAAAAAGCACAGGCCAATTACAATAAGCGAAAAGAAGAAGCAGCCCAAGTTGAAGATAAACACAAACAGGAGATTGAAAAACTTATCACTACTGCTCAAAATGAGTACTCTTCATCAATAGATCGGGTCGATGCTTTAAATAAACTAAAGGATGCCTATCCTGGTATCATTCAGAAATATATTGACGAAGAAGGCCATTTAAAGGATATTTTGGGTATTAAAAAAGAAATAGCAGAAATTGATTCCCGAAAGATAATTGAAGATACGGATTCTATCGTTACAGATTATCAATCTCGAATCAAAACTCTTCAGGATGAGATTGCTTTTCGGCATCAAAACTACGGAAATGGTCAGTATAAAAATCCTCTCTTACAAAGTAAGACAACTAATCAATTAGAGAAGGAGCTAAAGCAACTGGAAGAAGATGTAAAACTTTATGCAAAAGATCAGCGTCAGAATCGGTTAAACCAGTGGCAAATTGATCTTAAAAAAGAAACGGACGCTAAGATCAAGACTGAACTTGACGAAGCAAAACGTCTGCAAGCTATGCGGAAGAACAATCCTTTATATACTTTAAATATAATGGAGGGTTCTTTGCGGGGCCAGATATCGGGTGAAGAGTTGAATACGCGTATAGATGTTTTGCAATCAGAGCTTGATCTTCGATCTCCAAAGTCTGAAACAAAGAATAAAGCCTATTGGGAGAAAAAGAAAAAGGAAGCAGAAGCTGCCCGCGACGCTTTGGGGGTAGAAAAGCAAAACTCAAAAGATTGGAATGAGTATTCCATGCAGATCAAGGAAGCCCAGAAGAATATTGATAAGTATTCTGATTCAAAAACGACTAAGCAAGAGAATCAGGCCGAAAAGCTTCGTAAAGAATCAGAGAAATACAAACTCTTTCTTGATAAGAATAAACACATCCAGGATCGGGCGGAAGTCGATGCTCAGAATGAAATTACTCAAAGTATCATTGATGCTATGGAGAATGGTTCCGCTAAAACTTTAGCGCAAAGAGAACTCAATCACAAAAAAGAGATAGAAGCTATTCGTCGTGAAGGAGAAGACCGGAAACAACAATTGATTGACGGCGCTAGAACTGAATTTCAAGCTGATCCTGTTAATAAAAAAAGAAGCTTCGATCTTACCGAGTTCCTAAAAAACAAATCTGTTCAAGATCAGTTTAAACGGATAGATGAGCAGACAGCTAGTAAACTGGGCACGAAAAATACTAAATATGTCCGTGGTGATGACATGGTAGGACTCCTTGATGAATATAAGGATTATACAGACAAACGTCTTACTATCGAAAAGAAATTCAATGATGATATCGCTGTATTATTGGAACAACGCAAGCAGGCTGAAGCTAATGGAAATAAAGATCAGGTAGATCGGATAAATCGCTCCATAGCTCAAGCGACAAAGGATAAGGGAAAGTCATTAATGGGGTTGGATTATGACAAGTTGAAACAATCTCCGGAATACGTTCGTGCTTTTGAAAATTTAAAACAGACATCGACTGAAACCTTAGATTCCCTATTATCTCAGTTTGAAAAAGCTAAACAAACGGCGGCTCAAGTGTTATCACCTGATCAACTCCGGGAATATACTACTACCATTCAGTCGATCATGGACGAACTGGATGAGAGAAATCCTTTCCAGGCATTAGCAGATAGGCAAAAAGAACTGGCAGATGCCGAGAATGAACTGGCGGAAGCAAAGAGACAACTCGATTTTGTAAACGGTGGTGGTAAAATTGTTACTGGTGTAAAAAACTCAAAACTGGAAAATGGTAAGATCAGCTTTGAAAATACTTATCTATCTTCTGCTGATGCACTTAAAAAATACAACGAGGCGAAAGATAAAGCTGCAAAGGCAAGTAATAGGTATCAGAAAGCGGAAAAAGAGGTAGCCGATGTTGTCGATAAATTATTTACCTCAATAAAAGATGTCGGAAGTACGATCGGAGGAACGTCTGGCGAAGTTCTTTCTTTCATTGGCGATATAGGCTTGTTTGTCACAAGCTCTATTAACGCATGGGAGACAGCAGCTAGTGCCGGCTCAAAGGCTGTTCAGGCGGTGGAGAAAGCTTCTGTTATTCTTGCTGTTATATCTACCGTAATACAATTGATGGAGAAGCTTTCTTCTCTATCGAAATCTGCCTATGAGCAATATGAAGCATTTGCAGAGAAGGTTAAAGAGATAAATTTGCTTACCGACGCTGTTAATGAGTATCGCATAGCTGCATTAGAAGCACAACAAGTAGAAAACAACTGGTTTTCAAAGGATAATCTCCAGAATTTACGCGATTATCGTAAGCTGCATGAAGAGGTCGCCAAAGCTTATAAAGATAAAGCAGAAGAGGATCAGGCCACATATCAGAACCAGAAAGGTGGAGGCTGGCTAACTGGTGGACTGAATGGTATAATGAACTGGCTTTCTCCTTTGGGTTGGTCTGGGATGTGGCAGAAATGGACCGGGCAGAATTACGATGAAGGTATATCTAAAGCAGTCGACAACCTTCGAATTGAAACAAGAAAAAAGAGTAAGGGTTTTCTTGGTACTGGCATTGGATCTAAATCACAAAAAACAGAAGATTTAGCTTCATGGATTAAAAAACAAGAAGGGTGGGAAAATGAAGAATTATTTGATGAAGACAATCTCATTAATGCAGGTTTAGCAAAGGAGGTTATTGAAAAGTTTGGAGATAAGTTAGTCGGCCAAACAAAAGAAACGCTAGAGGCTCTGATCGAGCTTAGAGAACAGTACGATGAGTATCTGGATCAGCTCCATGAATATGTGAGTTCTTTGTATGAACCGCTTGTCGATAATGTCGTTGATAGTCTTTGGGATTGGCTGGATACGGGCAAGGACGCTTTAGATAGTTTTAAAGATTATGCATCTGATACATTTAAAGACATTGTCTCTGATATGATGCGTTCGATAGTTTTAAGTAAGGTTGTAGATGGCTTTGATAAGCAAGTTTCCGATTTATATGAGAAGTATGCTAAAGGAGATATTGATGAACAAGAATTAATGAAACAGGTTGCAGAAAAGACTGGTGAACTTGTCGATAGATACGAGCAGAATATGCCAACGCTTCAAGAGATTCTTGGTACTGTTAATGGATATTTTAAAGATGCGGGAATTGACTTAAAAGATAAAAATACTAATTCTCAGTCCTCTTCTAAAGCTGTTTCTGTAATGGCTTCACAGGATTCTATTGATGAAACAAATGGACGTCTTACGGGCATACAGATGGCTGGAGAAGAAATAAAGGTTCAAAACGCATCTCAGTCCGAATCGCTAAATATCCTTACTGTAAAAGCTGATGCTATCCTGTCAGTTAATACCGATACAAGGAATATTGCCGATGAAATCCGAACTATTCAGATAAACTCATATCTGGAACTGCAAGAGATAAGGGAAAATACAGGAAATTCGGCTAAATACCTGAAAGATATTAAAGCTGATATGGCAGAAGTGAAAAAGAATACTTCAGGCCTTAATTCAAGATAAAAATAGGGTGCTAATGTGTGGCACCCTATTTGTTTATTGCTTTGAAAAAGTTAGTTGTATTACGTAATGCCGTTCTTCATTTTCATCTATTTCTCCCATGATTATTTCATTGGAAGTTAGCTTGTAAGAATTTCCATTACGATGAATAACAACATCGCTTTTTGTGTAAGCAAAATAGTCCGAGAGAGAATAGGGCTCTTCTATGGAATCACTTTCATAGGGACTGTTTACAAAAACATACTGAATTGTTTTTTCCATGATAAATTGAATTTGAGTATATAAACAAAGGTACAAATAAAAATTATAAATTATGGCAGACTTAATAATTAATGGCTTTGATGCCTTTTTACAATGGGGTATAAGAATGGGCGACGGCTTTCTTGATGCAATCTTCGCCACGGAACCTTTGAAGGAATTTATAGAGAATAAATCCCGGTTAAACAACGGTAAGCAAGTAGTCTATAATAACCCTAAGATCGATGAAAGAGATGTTACGCTGGTATTCACCTTAGAAGGAGAGACTCCGGATGATTACCTATCGAAATACAGCGCCTTTAAAACCGAACTTCAAAAGGGAAAAATAGAGATTAAAGTACCGGCACTTGGCAATCAGGTGTATCGGCTTACTTATCTCCGATCTGCTTCATTCGGATTAAATACTCCTCGTACTTTCTCAAAGATTTCGGTCAAATTCAATGAGCCTAACCCTAGTCAGGAAGGCAGGAAATAGCTAGTTTCCCACAAGGCTTTAATTGTGGGAAACGGAAGCTCTAATTTTTAGGGCTTCTTTTTTTTATCACCGAAATTTGATGTGTTATGATTGACATCAAAGACACATCAAATAACAATCGTTTGTCGACTCAAGTTAATGAAAGGTCGATTTATAAATACACACTGATGAAGGAAGAATATATTCTTTTGAAGTTCAGTGTGGAAAATCCTATTTATTTCCGGTTAGGTGACTATACAGATATATATGAAGGTTTATTTGAGATAGTAGATTTAGTTTTTCCGACTTACAACAAGTCTACTGGCGGATATGATTACGATCTCCGTATGGACGCTCATTACTGGAAATGGAAGCACAAAAAGCTTTTCTATGATCGTCAGAAGGGCAAAGAAGCCAAGTGGAGTCTTACTAGAACGCCGGATGCCCATATGTCAATTGTCGTTTCTAATATAGCGGCATTGGGTTATACCTATAAAGGGAAACCGTATGTATTTTCGATGGATGCTACGGTGAAGATGGAGCCTATTTTCATCCAGTATGACAATACTAACATCATAGATGGCATATCAATGATTGCCGAAGCCTGTGGTTGCGAGTGGTGGGTAAAAGAGAACTATATCTTTTTAGGACATTGCGAAGACACGATAAAAGATGTCATTACTTTAGAAATGGGCAATGAATTGTCCGACATGACTCGTAGTGATAGTACTTCTACTTACGCCACAAGAATTATTTCGTTTGGTTCAGAAAGAAATATTCCCAAAAACTATCGTTCTGATAGTGATGACTTAGTTATTGAAGGTGTTGTTCAGAGGCGATTAAAGCTGCCGGAAGGTATTCCATATGTTGATGCCTATCCTGATATGACAACCGAAGAAGCTGTAGAAAATGTCGTTTTATTTGATAATGTCTATCCTAGAAGAATAGGCACGATATCAGAAGTAAACGAGACTAGAGGAAACATCGTTGATGAAAATGAGAAGCCTACTGGAGAGACTTATCCTATCTTCACAATTAGAGATGCCGGCCTAAAGAACTTTAAAAAAGAATACCTGCTTGACGAACTTCGACTTGTGTTTCAATCGGGGAGTATGAATGGTATGCATTTTGCTCTTGAATTGAAATCGAGTGATGATACAGGAACTGTCTTTGAAATTGAAAGGAACCAGAATTACGGCCAGTACTTGCCGAATGACATAATGAAGCCTGAGAAAGATGGAACTTACATTCTCTATGGCTATGATACATCTTTCATATCAGATACATTAATTGGTGAAGCTGAACAGGAATTGCTGGAAGAAACACAGAAATACGTAGAGAAGAGCAAGATTGATCCATCTGTATATACCTGTCCAACTAACCCGGTAAGGTGTGCCGGTTACATAGACGGTAAACATAATCAACAGAAAGAAATTGACCTGGAGATTGGCCATCGAGTGAAGCTTATCAATAAAGCGTTTTTCAAAGATGGCCGTGAATCTCGCATTTATGGTTTTGAAAAGAAACTGGACAATCCGTTTGAATGTACTTATACCATTGGAGAATCAACGCAGTATTCTCGTATTGGCGATATAGAAAACCGGTTAGATGAACTTAAATACAATGGGAATACTTATGTTAACACGGGGGGCTCCGGGGGAATCTATATTATTAAGACAAACGACCCTACTATTTCCACCGATCAGAATGTTTACTCCGCCTTAATGACAGATAGACTGATAAACAATCAGAATAGCAATAATGAAAACAAGTTTATCCGTAAGGATAAGCCGGATGGAACGGATTACCTCCTGACGGCCAGAGGAGGTATTAATATTGGCGATTTTATCAGCGGCCTTTTAGGATCTGGTGCCCGCATAAACGAGAAAGGAGAAATCGAAGCCAGGAGCCTCCAATTATGGGAGTCTCTCAATGTGCCGGAACTGCGCTTCAATCGCGTCGATGTCATTGCCGGTGAAACATGGAATGCCATAGCTTTCGGTTTGATCGAGTCCGTCGACACGGTGAATCAGATCGTAACTCTAAAGCTTGAAGACGGCGAGTTGTCCGGCATGCATTTGAGCGACTTCTGCCGTGGTATCTTCCACAACCTCACAGGAAACGAGACAACATCCGGTACGGACAGTGCCGGATTTAAAACCATGGTCGGATTCTCAACGGCTTATTTTACTCCGGTAGAGATTATAGATAACGCGCATTTCAGATATGAGTTAAAGCCGGGAACGACAGTGCATCCTTGTGTATCGATGAAATATGCCGTATATGGCAACCCGACCATAAAAGAGCGACAGCACTCTTCTTATTCTACCAGGACTTATATCAGGTTCCTTCGCAACGTCAATACCTGGGAGATATACCCTGATAAAAATATCTCCTCACAATGGGGTGACCTGTCGGATCTTACGATAAACGGGGAATCGTTAAAGGATGGTTCCATATACTTGAATAATGTTTACTTCGGAGGCAATGTGTGGAGTGTTCCGGGGTTGGATAGCGGACTGAAAGGGCTGGACGCTTACTCTGTCACCCTGTCAACATACAGTGCCGTATATAACACGAAAGACGGTTTGACGGAGCAGGTCGATGTTGTTTCCGGAGGCAATAACGTAGTAACCGGCTCTGACCAGGTTGTTACACAGGACTTCCGTATCACCACTAAGATACAGGTAACGAAGGGTACGGAACTGCTGAGATACAGCACAGTGCTTGGAACCGGTAAATACCTTGTAAACGCCGTAGGTACCGGGTGCACATTTACTGTTACGGACGGGTTGGTTGTTGTACATAGTGTAACAGAAGAAAAAGCTGAAATAAAGCTGGAGATCAACTGTGAAGGGCTGGCAACCTATGAACAGGTATTTACCGTTGTCCGTGTAATCGACGGCGTAGACGGTACCGATGTGGAATGGATATTTAAGCGATCACCGGCGGAGGCAAACAAGCCGTCAAGACCTGCTACTTCTGAAAATACGGATGATTATGTGCCTAATGGCTGGACGGATGATCCGGTTGGTCCGGATATCGACAACCCGTTTGAATGGTCGTGCAAGCGTGAAAAGAAAAACGGCGTATGGGGCGCATTCTCCGATGTGTACCTGTGGTCTAAATGGGGGAAAGACGGAAAGGAGACTGAGAGTGTATATGCTCAAACAAAAATACTGGCTACTCCGTCATACACATGGAGCGACGTTGACAATTATGTCCCGTCAGGCTGGACTCCCGGACCGCAAGGGGTAACATCCGAATATATATATGAATGGATCATGCAGCGGAAGAAAGTAAACGGCAGCTGGAGTTACTGGAGTGCGCCTGCCATATTCGCCAAATGGTCTAAAGACGGGACAGATGGAACGGACGGGACAGACGGACTCGATGGTTGGTCTATATTCCGCTGGTATAAAATATCAGCATCCCGCCCGTCAACACCTACATCGGCTCCGCCATCCGGATGGTCTGTTGACCCTCCAACCGGAGAAGGCATAGTATGGGCGACGGAATGCCATGGACGTATCAACGAAAACGGTAGCGTAACGTATAAGGATGATTTTATTACACCGGTACAAGTGACCGGTCCGAAAGGTGATGAAGGAACAAGGGGGCCTTTCATGACATTCAGGCGCAAATATGATCCGACAAAACAATATACAGGATCAACTACCCATGTGGATGCAGTTTATACGGAGGATTCATCCGGAAATAAAACGTATTGGGTGGCAAGACCTACAGCAGGCATTTTTTCAAACAAAGTACCTGGTACGTCGTCCGCATACTGGGAAGCATTCCAGGGACAGTTTGAGAGTATCGCTACAGGGTTGGCTTTAATCGAAGAGGCCAATATTGCCGGATGGTGGTTCTCCGATCTGGTTATAGAGAGCCAAAACAGGAACTGTGTCATAGACGGTAATGCTGATGATCATCCACGCATAGCGTTAGGAGCCAATTATGCTAATAGAGATAATGCTCCAACGCGGCTTTATGAAGATGGTTCTGTCTTTTTTGAAAAGGGTGTATTCGGTGGTTATTTACAAGTGGCATTTAAGGAATTATCAAGTTCAGATGCATCAAGATTGTCCGGGACAATATATCCAACATATAAGCTTGTTGAAGATTTGAATATAAAACTTAGAGCAGGGAATTATGCAGATGGTTATCAGGTACATATACAATTACCATCAAGCTTGTCATACGAGGGGAAGATAGTAACCATCTATGAATCTTCATTTCCGCCTTACACAAAATCGTCATCGTGGCTTTATATCACAACGCAAAATGGATATGGTATAGGCGGGTGCCAATCTCAGAGTGTAGCTGAAACGGACAGGGCGGATCCTGTAGAATTACGGGCAAACGGAGTTTGTTTGCAATTCATAGCAGTTAGAGCAGTAGATGTCTATGGGGCAGATTATATAAAATGGATAGCATTAAATTATAAGTAATATGGCAGGAACAAAAGATATAAAAAATTTTACCAAGTATCCCTCCCTTTCGGATAACGATTATCTGTTAGGAACAAAGACCGATTTAGGTGGAACGGATGCCGGTATTGCAGTTGGCGATTTCAAAAAGCAGGTGGCCAGAGATGCAGCCCCGAGTATCAACGATAACGGATATTGGGTTGTGAACGGTGTAAGTACAGGCAAAAAAGCCATAGGTGAAACGCCTGTATTGGAAAGTGGAACTACAACAACCGGAGATGCCGGAACGGGAGCATCGGCGGAAGTCATTGCCAACGGTACGACAGAAGGAGGGCAACCCAGATACAAGATCAATCTGACCATTCCACGAGGTTCAGATGGGGAACAAGGAGTAGACGGTAAAACAGCACAATTCCAAATAGGAGATGTAGCTAAAGGCGATACACCATCGGCTACTTTGACTTCGGTTGGAACTGACACGTCCGGCAATCCTGTCTATAAATTAAACCTTGTGTTGCCGAAAGGAGATACGGGAAATGACGGAACAGATGGTACTGACGGATCTGACGGGAAAACACCGAAGTTCGAAGCCGGTACGGTCACAACGCTTAATCCGGGCGAACAGGCTTCGGCAACGATAACATTTAAAGAAAATGACGCGGATGGGTCGCCCATATATACCATTTCCTTGTCCTTGCCCAAAGGCGATACAGGAAATGACGGTGTTGATGGTAAAACCCCTGTTTTTGAAATTGGGACAGTCGAAAAAGGAACAAACGCATCTGCTACCGTTACGGCAAACGGCACAGACGTATCGGGTAATCCGAAATACAGTATCAATCTGGTGTTACCGAAAGGCGATACGGGTAATGATGGAACGGATGGAACGGACGGATCAGACGGAAAAACGCCTGTTTTTGAAACAGGTACAGTTACGACCGGTAATCCCGGAACAGCGGCATCAGCTACAGTGGCATATGTGGGTACAACAGATGAAGGTTATCCCCTGTATAAGATAAATATGACGGTTCCACGCGGACAGCAAGGTTTGCCCGGCGAAGGTTCGGGAAACGTTTCAGCAGACGGCACCGGGCTTATAATTGGTAGGAAGTATCTATTTGTCCCTGATTCGGACGGGAGTACATCCGGATCATTTGTCGAATACATCCCCCAGGAGCAGGCACAACCGGATTGGAATGCCACAGAAGGAAAAGGGGCTATACTGAATAAGCCGACCATCCCGACAAAGACCAGTGAATTGGCCAATGATAGCGGCTATACTACATCCACGGCTGTGGCTGAATTGTTAACAGGGTATGTGCAGAAGGTAGTAGGCAAAGGTTTGTCTACAGAAGACTTTACAACAGAATTGAAAAATAAGCTGGCAGGGCTGGATAATTACGATGATGCAACTATACAAGCAGCCGTAACGTCATTGCAAAACCAACTTGACACGTTGCTGTCCGGCAATGCTTCTACTGCCATCGAAAGTTTCAATGAAATAATCGCGTTCCTTGCAAACGTAGAAGACAGTCAAACACTGGAGGGTATTATTGCCGGTATCAATACGACCATAGCCGATGTCCGGACTTCCATCCCTACCAAATTATCGCAGCTGGCAAACGACGATAACACGGTCAAGGATGCAAATTATGTACATACGGACAACAACTATACAACGGCAGAGAAAACCAAGTTGTCCGGCATTGCAGACAATGCAAATAATTATGTGCATCCTGCCACCGCCGGTAATAAACACATACCGGCAGGCGGATCGGCAAATCAGATTCTTAAATGGTTTGCCGATGGTACAGCTATTTGGGCAGATAATGAAGGAGGAGGTTCCGCTGTAGAATTTTATAAAGTACCGATTACTGATCCTGCTAAAGTATTGTGGCGTGCAAGTGGAATACTAAACGCGCTCTCTGACATTGAATCGTTTTTAGGTCCGCTATCGGATTTTATCGCGGCGGCTGAAGCAGGTAAGTCTATCTATTTTACCAACAACGGGGGAGGTAATGTGACAATTAATGGACTCGGGGTCAGTGCGGATGGAAGCTATAAAAAAATCACATTTACCACTGAATGGCCAGTTTATGCCGGAAATAACAGCGGCATATTTAAACTAACGACATATTTATCGTATTTATCTGATAGTAACTGTAGTATGTACAACAGAGGTGTATTCGACGGGTTGCGTGATCCTTCTTATGCCTCCGGTAATTGGACGGCTTATATTAGTGGTTGCCCCGGTGTTATAACCACTCAAACTGATGGTGTATTAAAATTGACTAGATGGTTTTTTCTCCCGGAACATGGTTCTACAACAACTCTTATAGTATCAAATATAGGGTCCACAGATATAACTATTACTCTGCAATTGGACGCAAACGCCTCAGGGGATGGTAGCTCACTTGTAGTTATTGGAGACAACCCTGTAGCCATACCGGCTGGAAAAACGGTTGAAGTGTCAATTATGTGGGCAAATTGGAAATACTATGTAAGATATTCAGAACCATTTTAATTTGTAGCTATGAGTACTATAAGGAGAAGATCATTGTTGTATGCGTTAAATACCATAGAAGTATCGCAAATAATTACTATTAAAGAGTCCGGTACTTACACTGTACCAAGCGGTACTATCCGGATAGATGTATTTATGGTCGGCGCAGGTGGCGGAGGTGGGCTGCCTGTCGCCCCAACCAGTGGTTATACCGCAGGCCATAAAGGAAAAGGCGGAAGCGCAGTTTATTATGAAAACATACCTTTTACTAAAGGTGAAGAGATAAGTGTTACAATAGGGCTAGCAGGGAAAGGTGCAACTACTGCAAATACTGCCGGTACTGATGGAGGTGATACATCTTTCGGTGATTACACTGCGGCTGGCGGAAAAGGTGGAGCAAAAGGTACTAACACATCAACATCGGCAGGCAATGACGGCTCTATGATATGTCCGTTTGGAGCTATAGACTCAGAGTCTATTACAGATACCACCTTATTCGGTGCTGACGGGGGTGATGGCAGCACCACTACTACCGCATTGGCAGGAGGGACTACCGGAGGCGGAAAAGGAGCCAACAGTTCAACTGCTGCAAGTTCTGCGACCTTCTATGGTGCTGGCGGTGGAGGCGGAACTATATATAAAACGTGGATAAGCACAACCATAAGAGAAACAGGCGATGGTTATGATGGGATTGTAATACTCCGGGTAACACGTAAAGTAAAAGAAAGTGATAAGCGATTAGTTGCTAAATACAACATAATAACTGATACAACTCAAACTACATATACAATACCAGAACACGAAGGTTCTATAGATATATTCTTAGTAGGAGGAGGTGGTAGTGGTTATTCGGCAAACAGTAGAGGAACTAAAGATCATTGTGGTGGATATGGTGGATCCGTAGTTACACAAACAGGATTAATTTATGAAACAGGAACTATCGTAAACGTATCTGTTGCGTCTGTGCCTACCTCAGTAACATCGGCTAACGGCAATTCAACGACATTCGATATTTATACAGCTGCAGGGGGTATAAAAGGTAAACAGGCATATCATAGGGGTAGTCTTGATGGTGTAGCTTGTCCATTTGGTGCAGTTAATGCTGACGGAATATCTATTAAATCTACTGACTTGTTTGGAGCTAGTGCCGGAAATTACAGTGTTAGCGATGGTGATTTCGATACAGGAGGTACTACCGGAGGTGGTAACTGTAGTGATGTGATTAGTAATGTGACAGCAGGAAGTTTCTATGGAGCTGGAGGAGGGTCTTACGTAGACGGAAGTACTGCTAATTACTCAAAGAAAGGTTATCAAGGTATAATAATTATACGATATTGGGTCTATGAATTTTAAAGTACTTTTTTCATGTGTAAAACAACCTGCCGGTCCCACCTGTGAAGGCCGGGCCGGTTAAACTAAAACAGCTTATGAAAGTAATATACAATAGCTTGTTCCCCTTTAAAGGATTCATAGCGATTAATCTATTCGGGATAGTATTTGCCCGGAAAGAATACAAGGAGTTAAGCCGCAGGACACTTAACCATGAGGCGATACATACCGCACAGATGAAAGAAATGCTGTATGTGTTCTTTTATTTATGGTATGTAATAGAATGGATTATTAAGCTATTTAGATATGGTCATAATGCTTATGAAAACATCTCATTTGAAAGGGAAGCGTATGCGTTTCAATCCGATCGGTATTATCTAAAGGTGAGAAAGCATTATGCCTGGCTAAAGATTTTAGTCGATGTGAAATAAAAATATACTACCCCGAACCTCACGGCCCAGGGTAGTCTGTCAAAGTAAACTCCTTCAAAGAAGGAGGTGTATGCAGCAAAAGTAATGTTTAATTTAAAAAAATGTAGTATGAAAAAGATTTTATTTTTAATTGTGGCTTTGATTTCTTTGATTTCAGGAAACATTTACGCCCAGGAGGTAGTAACGGACCCTTCAACCTCATTTGTAATTGACCTCGGAACGTTTACCGGCATCGTAGCTGTAGTGTCAACCTTAGTTACACAGATCACAAAGGTTGTTCCGGCTATCTTGGATAGTAAGCTGATTAAAATCCTGATCTCAGTCGTTACCGGTATTGCGGTTTGTATGGTCTGTTGGCTATTGAAAGCAACTCCGTTACTCAACGACCTCGTGTGGTGGCAGAGTCTACTATATGGTTTGGCTACAGGATTGTCCGGGTGCGGTTTTTACGATATAATCAAAGCAATTGGAGGTCTGTTCGGTAAGCAGGACGAGGTGATACATTATAATAAGTAGTAAATAAACTCCGCCTCCGAGGCTATCGCAGCAGGGAGGCGGTCACTAGTAATCTATTAAAAACATTGCATTATGGCTTAATACAATATCTGTCAAAGATATAATAATAATAATTCGAAAAGCAAAGCATGAACATAGAATTAACGGACATAATAACAATCGTCGGTACGATGGGAGGGATCGAGGGGGTAAAATGGGCGGTCCGTGCCTGGCTGAATCGTAAAACGGATGCCAGGAAGGAGGACGCGGCCGCCGATGCGCTAGAGATTGATAACGAGAAGAACCAAGTAACTTGGCTGGAGGATCGTATTACCCAACGCGATTTGAAGATTGACGCCTTGTATGTCGAACTTCGTCAGGAACAGTTGGCTAAACTTGATGAGATACATAAAAGGCATGAGGCTGAACTTGCTCTAAAGGATGCGGAACATGACAGGTGTGATCGTCCGGACAGTGAATGTGGAAGAAGGATTCCACCCCGGAGAAAATTAGATTTAAAAGATAAGGAGGGAAAATAATGAGAAAGAATGAATTACCAAGAGGCTTACGTAATAACAACCCCGGTAACATCAGAAGAAACAGTGACGTGTTCCAGGGCGAAGTTAATCCGAGCCGGGACAAAGAGTTTAAACAATTCAAGTCGATGGCTTACGGCTATCGAGCAATGTTTAAAATCCTGTCGAACTATTATAATTATTATCAGCTGGATACGATCAGAGAGATGATCAGCCGCTGGGCACCGGAAAACGAAAACAATACGGCCGCTTATGTGTCACTAGTCAGTAGCTATTCCGGTATCGGACCCGATGACCTGATCAGCTTCGATCGCGAACAGATGATCCAGATCGTTGCCGGCATGTCTAAAGTCGAGAACGGGAGGGAAGCCAATATGTACGACGTTATTGCCGGTTGGGATTTGTTATGAAAGCCTGGCACATCATATTACTATTGATCGGGTTGGCGGCCAGTTTCTTTATCGGCTACCATGTTCGGGAAGTCTCATCAATGATGACACCTAAAACGGATACTGTCATCATTGTTGACACCTTACGTGATACAGTACCGGTCCCAGTCCGAGAAACAGTGACAAAGTATATCCAGGTACCGGGTGACACGATCGTTAAGTACATCAAAGGTGATACAATATTTCTACCGGTCATCCAAAAGGAATACTCTACACCAGATTATCACGCTTGGGTATCCGGCTATAACGCGGCCCTAGATAGCATAGATGTTTTTCCGAAGACTGTCTATGTTACGCAAAAAATACCGGCCCGTCGGTGGGGACTGGGCATAATCGGAGGTTACGGTGCCGGTAGGTCCGGACTGTCTCCGTACATCGGAGTAGGAGTATACTATAGAATTTGGTGAGTTTGTTTGATATTAATACTAGTGTGGTCGTCTTGCCAGGAAAAAATAATAGATTATTTAGGGCTGGAAATTCGAGAAAAAGACTAGCTCAAATCGTGAAATATGTGAACAATTTCTTTTTTTTGTATTTTTGTCCCTGGAAAGGAGATTAAAATATGCCCGAAGAATTAAAACAACTATTAACCTGGTTCGATGCATACCGGGTAACCTTTAACAATGTCAAGTTAAGCGATTGCGAGGACATCTTCGACTTGCATACGTATATCGCTGTCTATACCGGATCTGTCCGGAAAAATTATGACAATCCGACTTTTTCAACAGACATCAGCAAGCTGAAAAGGCTAAAAGCGAAACTGGAAGAAATGCAAAAACAGAATAATCCTGCTGAATAACATACAATTTAGCGGATAACGAAAGACTATATTCCGTATGTTTGTGATTGAAAAAACATAAATTATTTCATAGTTAAGGTTGGGCGCCCGGATAGTGATATTCGGACGCTCTTTTTTTTATGATGCTTTGTCTAATATTGTCGGATCATTGGATGGTTTCTTTAGAAAATCATTATCAATGACATAGGTGTCCATCTGATCGGCAGGGAAGGGGAGCAGTAACTGCTCTATGTCTGATTTCCCTAGCTTCGGATCAAGCCATCTTTCTTCGTCTGCTTGTCTTAATATAGCTGGCATCCGGTGTTTCGTATTGTGGATATAATCAGTGAGGGGATTGGCTTCAGTCGTTATGATCGAAAATGTGCTAATCACTTCTCCAGTTGACTTGTCTAGCCATGAATCATAAATGCCCGCCATCGAGAAAATAGGTTTATCTTTCACGTATATGTAATAAGGTATCTTTCTGGTCCCTTCATGTCTCCACTCAAAATATCCTGTCGATGGGACAATGCAGCGTTTTGATCGTATCGGTTCCCGGAACGATGGTTTTTGAAAGATTGTGTCTGTCCTAGCGTTGAGTGTCATGCGTTTTATTTCGTCTGCTTGCTTCTGGTCCTTCACCCAAAACGGGATCAATCCCCATTTGAAACTCTGAATTTCTGGATCAGAAGTAATGACTGGGCAATCAGGGAAACTGAAAGCATTAACCCTATACTGCTCCTGCTCTTTAAGAATCTTTTCCGCGATCTCCACAATACTAAGGTTGCGTCCGTATCTGGCGGCCAACTCCTTCGCTTTTTTTGACATTGAATTATAGAAACACATACTACTTAATTTTTATAACGTCCGACAATCTAGTTGTATAGCAAGGCGAGAGCAGTTCTTGTTTCAGCTTCCATTTTCTCCGACCACCCTGGATCGCCAAAGATAGGTTATTTCGGGTAAATCCGCTATTGAGCCGATCGACAACCTCCATCAACTTTTTATGCTTTTCCCGATCCATTGTATCGAAGATGTTTTGTTGTATCGCATGATCTGGCACAACATCCATGATAATGACACCGGCTTTCTTGAAGAAATATCCTTTCCGGTAAATATTCCGGAGAGCGGCCAGGGCATAGTGAACGATTTCCGGTGTGCTATTCGTTGGTACCGGTAGCTTGATAACGCAGTTCTTGAAGTATTGTGGTAAGTCCTCCCGGAAGTTATTGGTATGAATAAAGACCATGAGTGATTGGGCACAAGACTTTTGTTTTCGAAGTTTTCCTGCGCAAATACTAGCGAAGGAAGATACAGCCTCTTCCAGTCCTTCTATTTCAGTTATTGATTGGCCAAACGCTCGGCTGGTACAGATTTGTTTCTTTGCCGGTGCAACTAGCTCCAGATCAATGCAGGGTTCCCCGTTTAATTCCTTCCAGGTACGTTCACCGACAACGGTCATTTGTTGCCTGACCCATCCTTTCGGCATCTGAGCAAACTCATAAGCATTTTGTACACCATATTTTTGCAGTCGATTTGCATGCCGGTGGCCGATTCCCCACACGTCGCCGATCTCCGTACGTTTTAGGGCTTCAATCCTCTTTTCTTCAGTATTGATGATACAAACTCCTTTATATCCTTTGTGCTTTTTGGCGAACTTGTTGGCAACCTTAGCCAGTGTCTTAGTTGAGCCAATCCCTATACTGATTGGTATTCCGGTTCCCTGTGTAACCGATCGGACAATACTTTCTCCATATTCTTTCAGGTTGTATAGGTCGAACCCTGATAGATCCAAGAACGCCTCGTCAATTGAATATATTTCTACATTGGGAGAGTAGGAGGAAAGCAAACTCATTACCCGATTGGACATGTCACCGTACAGCGTGTAATTAGAAGAGAATACTCCGATGTTATACTGCTCAATCTCGGTTTTGATCTGGTAAGCAGGTACGCCCATCTTTATACCTAATGCTTTCGCTTCGTTTGATCGAGCAATGACACAACCGTCATTGTTGCTCAAAACGACGACCGGCCGGTTGTTCCAGTATGGATTGAAAGCTCGCTCACAACTTGCATAGAAATTATTGCAATCGACTAAAGCAAACATACTATACCCTCCGATTATGGTTTTTGATGGAGTAGGTGACAATTCCCCAGATCATGAAGTCATTCTCCTTTGTGACCCGGATCGGTTTATAGGCTTCGTTGGCTGGAATCAACCAAACAATATTCGATTCTATCCGAATGTATTTGATTGTGAACTCTCCGTCTATGTAACAAACTGCCATATCTCCGGATCGTGGTTCCAGCGACTTATCAATAACAAGTATGTCCCCGTCGTCCAATCCTGCATCTTTCATACTATCTCCAGATACCCGACCGTAAAATGTAGTACTGGGATGGTGGATCAGTTCCTTATTTAAGTCTATCGCCTGGCTAATATAATCCTGTGCCGGACTCGGGAACCCGGCTTTGATACCTCCGTCTGCATAGGGCAGGGGCATAAAGGTTTCAGCATCTACCTTGTAGATATTTAAATTCTTCTCGTTTTTACTCATAAATCTCAATCTCCTTGTGGCAAAGATAGAGAATGTATATGTTAAGTTGATTGAAGTAGATGTTAAGGATTTATTGATGATATTGATGAAATAGGCCGAGCTTTTATGCCCGGCCTTGATTTTTATATAACTATTTTATTTTCGTTTATTTCTTCTTTTTTGTTCAGTTCATCAATAAAAAGCCTGTTAGCAATATCTGTTTTTCGGTAATCTTCGTTTATATATATACCAGTTGTAATGAGATTGTGTTCCGGTTCCCGATGTCCTAAACAGATTGATATATCATCTTTACTAATTCCAATTTCTCGCATGATGGTTGCAAATGAGTGCCGGCTGAAATACGTCGTAAGATTTCCGTCGATTTCAATATCCAGTAATTTGGTGATTTTTCGCAGTTGTTGATTAAGCATTTTGTTAAAGGCTTCTGACTTAGCATACTGAAATTCAGATCTGCGGGTATGCGGAGCATAGTTGAGATCTCTTTCTTCCAAGCAGTAATCAGCAAACCAAAGAAGATACTTCTGTCCTTTGTGCTTATCTAAGATAACCTCGGCTTCCGGCTCAATTTTCATATTATAGAACCGATCGGTTTTGTAACGATTAAATTGTAGTCGGCCATTTTTAATGGCCTCTTTTCTCATATAAAATAAATCTTTAGTATTTATACCCATAAGATACACCTGAAGCATGAATATGTCTCTGGCTGTTTCCATTTTTACCGTAGGAAGTTTAGCATCTCTGATCTTCCGGATTATGTCAATTGACAAATTTCGATTTTTTGTCGGCTCACTTTCTATCTTTAACCGACGGAAAGGATAGTTCGTGATTACCGGATCAGCAGGATTGGAGTTGTATTCGTCAATCGCCGAATTAAACATAGATCGGATATATCGAAGATAAAGGGCAACTGTATTTTTCTTTTTCCCTTTTTTGTGCTGATCGGCTATAAACTTCTCCAAAAAGGCTACGGTGATCTCTGAGAAATCCAGAGGCTTCGGATGATACTCTTGCATACGATGCAATGTGTTCGTTAGGGGAGCTACAGTTCCATCTCTGCCCATTTCTTCCAGATCCTTAATACGACGCTTTGTGTATTCGAAGAAATCGGTTACACAGAACACCTCACTTCTGGATAAAAGGAAGTTCTTTATTACCTTTACGTCCAAAGAATTCGCCTTTTCGCCTAAATTAAGCAGTTTTCTTTCGTATTTGGTGACGATCTCGTTAAGCTGAATATTCTTCATACCTGCATTGGGGTCACCACCTTTACCGCCGTATACACGGGTTGCTTTGAAATTTTGTGGAACTACATAGATACCGGTAGATATCCATTCTGCACTACCTCGATGGGTGATTTGAGCGTAAATAACACTTTCACCATTTTCTTTTGTTTGGCCTTTTCTAATGACTAGTTTTAAATTTGCCATATTACCTCCATTTTCAAATTAGTTTCAAACGATTTTCAAATTATCTTCAAATACGTTTTCAAATTAGTTTCAAATCTTTTGTGTGAAGGTGTACGAAGAAACTTCGTACATTAGGCTGTTTTTAGTTAATTCGCCCTATAGGAAGGGAGTATAAACAAGAACAGCACTTCACAGTGTTTGCTGTAAAATGCTGTTTATTAACTTGTTGCTTAATTGTGACCCGGGAGGGGCTCGAACCCTCGACCCAATGATTAAGAGTCATTTGCTCTACCAACTGAGCTACCAAGTCAACATGTTATTTGTTTGAGTGACCTGGGAGGGGCTCGAACCCTCGACCCAATGATTAAGAGTCATTTGCTCTACCAACTGAGCTACCAAGTCAATCTGTTGCAATCCTTGTTTCCTGCTTGTGGACTTTGTTTCTCGATTGCGGGTGCAAAGATAGAGGTTTAATTTTTCTTTGCAAACTTTTCGGTCGCTTTTTTCTAACTATTTT